TTTGTTGACATCGTTGTAAATGGTATGTCAGATAAGGGTTATAAAATAAGCACGGTTGCACAAGACCCATATTCTACACAAGAAAAAAACAAATACGCAGAAGCTGTAGCTAGAGATATAAATGCTAAACAAGTATTAAATGATTTTAAAAATAATCTTGGTGTAGATCTTTTTAACACGTCTAATCCTCAAGATTTACCAGCTAGTCAAGAAGAACTAGATCTTTACATGCAAATGAGTTTTAAACAGCAAGTAGAAATTGCAGAAGAAGAAGTTATAAATAATGTTTTATCATTAAATAAATATAATGAAACAAAGAAAAGATTAGCTTATGATTTAACTGTTTTAGGAATTGCCGCTTGCAAAACTCAATTTAATAAAACAGAAGGAATTACTATTGATTATGTAGATCCTTCTTATATGGTTTATTCTTATACAGAAAATCCTAATTTTGAAGATATATACTATGTAGGTGAGGTTAAGTCTATTACAATACCTGAATTAAAAAAGCAATATCCTGATATTCCAGAAGAAGAGTTGATTAAAATACAAAAAATGCCTGGTAACTCTCAATATATAACAGGTTGGGGTAATTATGACGAGAATACAGTACAAGTAATGTATTTTGAATACAAGACATATCATAACCAAGTATTTAAAATAAAGAAAACAGATCAAGGTCTTGAAAAAGCTTTAATAAAGCCTGACGGTTTTAATCCACCACCTAGCGATAATTATGATGTTGTAACTAGAACAATTGAAGTATTATATACAGGAGCAAAGGTTTTAGGCAATAACTATATGTTAGAGTGGAAGCTTGCTGAAAATATGACTAGACCAACTGCTGATACAACAAGAGTTAAAATGAACTATTGTATTTCGGCACCAAGAATTTACAAAGGTCGTATTGAGTCATTAGTTGGTAAAATAACTGGATTTGCTGATATGATACAGCTAACTCATCTCAAGTTACAACAAGTAATGTCTAGGTTAGTTCCTGATGGTGTTTTCTTAGATATGGATGGTTTAGCAGAAGTTGATTTAGGTAACGGAACAAATTACAACCCAGCTGAAGCTTTAAATATGTATTTCCAAACAGGTTCTATAGTTGGTAGATCACTTACTCAAGAGGGTGGTATGAACCCAGGTAAAGTACCTGTTTCAGAATTAACATCTTCATCAGGTCAAGCTAAAATTCAAAGCTTAATAGGAACATATCAGTATTATTTACAAATGATACGTGATGTTACAGGACTTAACGAAGCTAGAGATGGTAGTATGCCAAATAAAGACGCTTTAGTTGGTTTACAAAAATTAGCAGCAAATACTTCAAACACTGCCACAAGACATTTATTAGACTCATTATTATATATAGGATTAAGAACTTGCGAGAATATTAGTTTAAAAGCTGCTGATTTAATAAATTATCCTCTTACTCAACAAGCTTTAATGAATTCTATAAGTACTTTTAATACAAACACTTTAAATGAATTAATAAACTTACAGATTCATGATTTTGGTATTTATTTAGAATTAGAGCCTGAAGAGGAAGAAAAAGCTCAATTAGAACAAAATGTACAAGTTGCTTTAAAAGCTGGATTGATAGAGTTGTCTGACGCTATAGATATTAGAGAAGTTAATAATATTAAGTTAGCAAATCAATATCTAAAATTAAGACAAACACAAAGACAAAAGCAAAAACAAGAAGCTGCTCAACAAAACATTCAAGCTCAAGCTCAAGCAAATGCTCAATCTTCAGAAGCCTCTGCAATGGCGGAAGTTCAAAAGCAACAAGCTCTCACTCAAGAAAAAGTAAACCTAGAGCAAGCAAAGTCTCAATTTGAAATACAAAGACTTCAAACAGAAGCTCAAATAAAAAGAGAGCTTATGGCTGAGGAGTTTAATTATCAAATGGAATTAGCAAAAGCCAGGGCAGGTGTTGAAGCAAATAGAGAAAAAGAAATAGAAGATCGTAAAGATCAAAGAACAAGAATACAGGGAACACAGCAATCAGAAATGATTGACCAAAGAAAAAATGATTTATTACCTATTAACTTCGAGTCAGAAGGTAATGATGAGTTAGGTGGGTTTAATTTAGATTCGTTAGGACCTGAATAAACCTTTTATTTATTTAATTATATTATATTATGTCAACAGAAGTAAAGCAAGAAGGCGACTTTAAAATAAAGTCTAAGCCAAAAAATTTAGGTAAAAATAAAGATGCTAAAGATGGTATTAAAAAAGTCACAATAGCTGAACCTAAAGATGAGGTTAAACAAGAAGAGATAACTAAAGTAGTTATACCTACGGAAGATAAAAAAGAAGACGATGCCATTCAAATCGGAGAAACAAATGCAAGCGATGTTGCTGTCGAAGAACAAAAAGACAGTGGAAGTAGCAAAGAAGTGGTTGAAGAAGTACGGGAACCCGTTCAAGATGAAAAGCCAGTTCTTCAAGAAATAACCGATGAAGAAGTAGCCGAAGAAGTTAAAGAAGTAAAGCAAGAAGTTAAAGAAGCTAAAAAGCAAGCTGAAGAAACAGGTAAGCCTTTACCAGAAAATATTGAAAAGCTTGTTTCTTTCATGGAAGACACGGGCGGAACTATAGAAGATTACGTGCGGCTCAATGCTGATTATTCTAATGTTGATAACAATACATTGTTAAGAGAATATTATAGGCAGACAAAACCGCATTTAAATAGTGAAGAAGTAAACTTTCTTATGGAAGATTCTTTTTCATTTGATGAAGAAATAGAAGAGGAGCGAGATATCCGCAAAAAGAAACTCGCAATAAAAGAAGAGGTTGCAAAAGCAAAAAACTTTTTGGAAAGCACTAAGAGTAAATACTACGACGATATCAAGTTGAGACCCGGCGTAACTCAGGAGCAACAAAAAGCTATGGAGTTTTTCGATCGCTACACGAAGGAGCAGGAGACTGCAACTGAGAGGCATAATGATTTTAAACAACGAACAGATGAGCTTTTCAAATCAGATTTCAAAGGTTTTGATTTTAAAGTAGGAGAAAAGAAATTCAGGTATGGTGTGCAAAATCCAGAAAAACTAGCTGATAAACAATCTAATATCACGAACCTAGTCGGGAAGTTCTTTGATAGTGAAGGTAAGATACAAGATTCAAAAGGTTATCATAAAGCTATATATGCCGCTGAGAATGCAGATACTATTGCTAATCATTTTTACGAGCAAGGAAAAGCAGATGCAATCCGAGAGGTTGTAGATGGTTCTAAAAATCCTAGCACAAGCCCAAGACAGGCTACACAGACTGAAGGGTTTAAAGATGGGATTAAAGTAAAAGTGTTAGGCGATAAGGTGAATGATTCTTCAAAGTTATCAATTAAAAAAATCAAAATTTAAAACTATATAAATTATGGCACTATCACCCGCGTTTGGATCATTAGTTCCAAGCCAAAAATTACAAGCCCTTGAGACTAACTATCTTAGTTTCACAGACGGCAACAATGATTTCGCACAACAGTACTTACCTGAGATCTACGAACAAGAAGTAGAGCGTTACGGAAACAGAACTCTTTCTGGTTTCTTACGTATGGTTGGAGCTGAAATGCCAATGACATCTGACCAAGTTGTTTGGTCTGAGCAAAATCGTTTACACATCGCTTATGACAGCGTAACTATAGCTGCTGGAGCTGCTGTTGACGTACTTTCGTTCAACGTTACAGCTACTATCACTAACGTTATTGCTGTAGGCGACACAGTAGTTGTTATGGAGCCAACTGCCGGTAGTGAAGTAACAGGTATTGTTACTGCACGTACTGCTGGAGTTGTTGGTGGAGCTGACGCTACTATCACAGTTAAGCCTTATGGCGCTGCTAACGTTTCATCTACCGTCGCTACTGGTGGTATTGGAGCTGGTGGTTTCACAGATCTTAAGATCTTTGTTTATGGTTCTGAATACAAGAAAGGAACAGGCGACGCTACTGCTGAGTCTATTACTCCTTCTTTCACTCAATTCAGTAACTCACCTATCATCATCAAGTCTAAGTATCAAATCTCTGGATCTGACACTGCACAGATTGGTTGGGTAGAAGTTGCTACTGAAGACGGAACAAGCGGATACCTTTGGTACTTGAAAGCTGAGTCTGAGACACGACTACGTTTTGAAGATTACTTAGAAATGTCTGTTGTTGAAGGAGAATTAGCTGCTGCTGGTTCTGGAGCAATCGGAGCTAACTACAAAGGTACAGAAGGTCTTTTCTCTGCTATCAAGTCAAGAGGTAACAACTTCGCGAACTACGGTGGAACTTTAGCTGAGTTTGATTCTGTTCTTAAGAACCTTGATACTCAAGGAGCTATTGAAGAGAACATGCTTTTTGTTAACAGAAGCCTTTCACTAGAGCTTGACGACATGCTTGCTGGCTTGTCTGCTGGAGCAAACGGTGGAACTGCTTATGGTTTGTTTGAGAATTCTGAAGAAATGGCGTTGAACTTAGGTTTCACAGGTTTCCGAAGAGGTTCTTATGACTTCTATAAGACTGACTGGAAATATCTTAACGATGCTTCTACAAGAGGTGGTTTAGTTAAAGCTAACGGAACTGCTGGAGTTAACCCAATTGAGGGAGTATTAGTTCCTGCTGGAACTTCTACTGTTTACGATCAAACTTTAGGCACTAACATCCGCCGACCATTCTTACACGTACGTTATCGTGCTTCTCAAGCTGATGACCGTCGTATGAAGTCTTGGTTGACTGGATCTGTTGGAGGAGCTTATACTTCTGATCTAGACGCTATGCAAGTTCATTTCTTGTCTGAGAGATGTCTTTGTGTTCAAGGTGCGAACAATTTCGTAATCTTCACTAAGTAATCGATCAATTAAAGTAATGTTACCCCTGGCTTTTGCTGGGGGTAATTATTACTCTTTTAAACTATTTAATCTTATTATATCATGGCTAAAAAAGCTACAGCTAAAAAAGTTGAGGTAGCACCTCAAGAAATTCAAACTCCACAATACGTGGAACCAACACCGCAAAAGGTAGCAAAAGCTCCTAAGTGGGAAATAAGGGATAGAATATATCTCTTACAAGACAGACACAAACCATTAACATACACATTGCAAAGTAAGCATCATCACAGATCTTCATTGCTTTGGTTTGACGAAGAGACAGGTATGCAAAGAGAGTTACGATTTGCTATAAACCAAAACTCTCCGTTTGTTGATGAACAAAAAGGCGAAGTAACACTTGGTCATATAATGTTTAAAAATGGTGAACTGAAAGTTGCTAAAGAGCAGCAAAACTTACAAAAACTATTATCTCTTTATCATCCTGCTTTAAATAAAAAGTATTATGAATTTAATCCTGTTGCTATTGCTACAGATGAACTTGATGATATTGAATTAGAAGTAGATGCTTTAGTAGCTGCAAGATCTATGGATATAGATCAAATGGAAGCTATACTAAGAGTTGAAGTAGGTTCAGAAGTTTCTAAAATGAAAAGTAAAGAAATAAAAAGAGACCTTATGTTTTTCGCTAAAGAAAACCCAGGTTTATTTTTAGATCTAGCTAACGATGAAAACGTAATGTTACGAAACTTTGCTATCCAGGCCACAGAAGCTGGAGTAATTAAGTTATTAGAAGATCAACGAACTTTTGTTTGGGGTTCAAATAACAAAAAATTCATGACAGTTCCTTTTGATGAGCACCCATACTCAGCTATGGCAGCATTCTTCAAGACGGATGAAGGTTTGGAAATATACAAATCAATAGAGAAAAAATTCTCATAACATGTAATACTATATAGTAGTCGGGTCACTCTTCATGAGTGGCCTAACTATTATAAATAAAATAAAAAAATAATGGCGGTAAATATAAACACAGTATACACTACAGTATTATACATACTGAATAAAGAACAGCGGGGATATATTCCACCGGCTGAGTTTAATAGTCTTGCTGTACAAGTTCAAAATGATATTTTTGATTCTTACTTTCCTGATGGAAACCAGGTAAACCGCTTAAATCAAAGTAACAGACAAAATGATACAGAGTTTTTTGATATGTTTAAAGATATATCATATAAACTATTTCCTTTTGAAAAAGAAACAGCTTTTACCTGGAATGCTGCAAATACAGGTTTTATATACACTGGTACTAAAACAATATACAAGCTGGGAGAAATTATTGCAACAACTCCAGCTTCACAAACAGGGCAACCTGCTCAATACGAGTCAGTTGTACAATTAACTAGTAAGAGTGATTATACAGAAATTACAAAATCTAAGCTAACAGCGCCAACAGCTCAATATCCTATTTGCTTCACAACGCAAACAGCCGCTGCAATAGCGCCAGCAACAACCCCACAATTATTAATCAAA